AACTATCGTCCCACATTACTTCTAATTTAGGTGGATAGATTGTGTGTGTTTCTCTACCGAAATATTTTAAATTTCCTAATCTATCTGAACTACTTTCATCTTTTGTAGTATCACTTCCTGGATTGTATGAGAAATCACTTGAACCTGTATAGAGTGATTCTCTTTTTACTAAGAAGCCTCTATTTGGAAATGCTGAACTTGAGTAGATATGATTTTTTACTAAGTCTGTTACATCTACTCTTAAATCTTTTTTATCAAATGTTAATGCGTATGATGAACTAACTGAATATTGTCCACCTTGACTTCCTGTCCACCAAGCACCTCCGTCAGTCAATACTGAACCTGTTACCCAAGGTGTTTTTGCCTCGTGGTCTCTATACTGATAACTTACTCCGTCTTGTGTTACTGGGTCGTGGTCAAGTTTTCCTGTTCCTTGTTTCCAAGCACTACCACTAACCATATAAACAAATACATTTTGTTCTGCTTCAACTTCATCTGAAGTCGCATCAAATAAATTTAAATAGAACTTTGCAGTTGATGGTATTTTACTATCTATGATTGATTGTGAAATAAATGTATAGTCAAAGTCAATTAATATTCTTGATACATTTGCAACCGAACCATTATTTGAAACAACTTTATTTATTTCTAATATTTCATCTAAACCTGTATTGATTGATGCGGTTGTTCCACCAGAATAAATGGTAGCATCTCTTTTTGCAAATTCAAAATAATGCATTATCTATCTCCTACTACTCTACCCTCAATATCAATGTTTGGGTATTTAAGTTCAAATATACTTGGGTCTAATGATGGATATACAATTCCATCTCTTGTCGCAGAATCTAAATCATATATGTTTCCACTATATCCACCTGATACTTTATGTTTGTTTTCTATAACTACTAAATTATTATTAGGATTATTATCTTGTGGTGGAACTACCGTAACGACACCCTCAACCAATCCAATCACATAAGCTATATCACTTAACACTATCGGTTGGTTAATCTGCCATTTTTTAGTTTCAAAGTGTTTTTTCACAGCCTGTATTGCGTTGAATAATACTTCGTTTTTATTCATACCTCTTTTTACCGTGATTGAGAATCTAACACCTACATTAATAATATAAGCGTCTTTTAAATTTATCGCATCAGTCAATACTCTATATTGTGAAAGATATGTTTTTATATTTTGTTTGACACCATCATTTAGTTGTGTTAGTTTTTTGTCTGATGTATATCCTAATAAATACATATTCAATGCTAATGGATTAGGTATAACATCTATTGATTTTATTCTTCTGATTTCTCCATTGATAACTTCTAATTGTCCCTCTTGTTCTAATTGTTCGTCTTGAACAATATAAGCTTTTGCTACATTACCAAACTTTTGTGGTAAAGAGTAGACTCTTGTGATGTAGTCTTGTCTTGTGACTGCTCTGTTCTGTGCGTTAAAGAAAGCTGAAGCGTTTAGTTTTATATCTTGTAATTCTTCTGTGTTAGCTCCACCAGTTGCTCTTTCTAAATTAACTACTCTTAAAGAAGAGTTAGTAGTGGATTGTGTAGATGAAACCAAACCTGTTGTTGAGTTTGTAAGTGTTATACTTCTCAATCTATTGATTGTTCCAACTGGAACATTATGTTCTACAGCACCACCATAACGATATTTTATTGTTAGTGTTGTATTACTTGGAGCTAATCCAAATGTTTGTGTTTTTAAGAAATTACTTGGGTCAAATGACTCGTCTAATTTAGAAACACCGAATCCTAATGCTGAACCAACATTATCTGGATTTGGAATTATTTCTTCATCAGCATTATCACTAACACCTGAACCAAATCTTAATTCCATTTTATTGTTGTCAAGAACTCTCGTTGTAAATCTTCTTGAAGTCTTGATTAATTTTAACAAGTATGGTGTATCATTTTTATATTGTGAAAGACTTGGGTCATTTAGACTTGTATTTTCTTCTGATTCAAAAACTGTATCTTGTGCTAAAAATGGAACTTCATAGAATTTATTCCCATTACTATCAACTACTGAAACTATTTCCGTGACTTTATTTTCAGCTAAAATTATACTATCAAAAGCTACTCCGTCTCCAAAAGTAAATGTTTGTTCTCTTGTTTTACCTGATACCGCTACACCTTTTTTAGTTAGTCTAAAATTAGTAGGAACTCCGCCTGATGAAGGTGTTAAAGCTGCTATGTCCATCGTATCTAATGAACTTGAAACCTTAAAGTTAACATCATCTAATAAAGTAAATTCTGTTCCGTTTTCTGCAGTAAATCCACTACCAGCTTCCAACTTACTTGCGTAATCTAAGTCAGGTTTTGAAATAGCTGAAGCTCCTGTTCCTGTTGTTTTTGCAGGAACATCAAGAGTAAATGATAACTCAACTCTTGAAGGTGAAGCTAGTTTTGGTTTGTATCCCAATGATTGTGCAATCTCATAAACATTTTTCTTTTCTTCTGCTTGATTTAAAAGTGTTTCTCTAAATTGATTATCAACATAGTAATTCAATACATCTCCTACATACGCAGCCATCTCAACAAACATCATACCTGGTGATGCTTCATTGAAATCATTGTATTGGTTTGGAAAATAAGTTTTTGCAAACTCTATTAGATTGGCTCTAATATCTGCAAAATCTCTACCAAGATAGTTTACTTCTTTCTTTACTATCTTTTTTCCAACTCCATAATCTACTTCTCTAATATTAGTATTAGGCATTCTTATTCTCCAATGTTAAATTGTAATGAAAGTGAATCTAATGTATCAGGTTCAAGTGTCGTAAAATAATCAACCGACACTAAAATTCTATTTTCAGCTTGGCTGTCTTGAATCACTATAACTTCATTGATAGTAATGTATGGTAGTTGACGATTGACAGCTTCTCTTATAGCCTCTTCAATATTATCTGAACTAACATCATCAAAACTATCAAACAAAATAGCTTTTAAGTTTGAACCAAATTCTGGTTGCATTACTCTTTCACCAGGACTTGTTAACAATAGATTTCTTAGATTAGACTTTGATTGTTCTCTTACAGTTTTAGATTGTGGAAAAAATCCATCAACTTTATTATACTCTAATGGAAACTTGACACCAACATAAATGTTGTCATCTCTATCTATCTCTCTTACACTTTTTGCCATTTGTTATTAAGGTCTAAAATTACCTTCACCATTTTTCTTTTTATTAATTGCTTTCATCAAACCAGAATAATCACGAGTCAATGCGTTTTGAACTTCTTCAGGAACTGAGTCTACACTTGCTCCTGCTTTTTTGATTGTATCTACTGCTGCCATCTCTCTCGCTCTTTCTTTATTCTGTCCACGACCTAAATCTCCATAACCTAAGACTTCTGCCATATTATCACTTCCTAATACACCACCGCCCAATGTTGGATACTCATCTTCCATTGGTGCTCCTAATGGTTTAGTGTTGTTCAATACTTCATTTAACGCTTTGTTTTTTGTGTATTGTTTTTTAGGTTTGCTGACAACCTTTTTAGGTTTAGGTTTAGAAATCGTTTCTGCTAATTTGATTTCTTTTTCTTCATTAATAAATATCTCGCTCAGTTGTTTTTTGACTTCCTTACGAACAACTAATTCAATAATATTTCTTAATTTATTTTTGTCCATTATTACTCCTTATTTAAATTCAACCTGTTCTAATTCTTGTTGTTGTGTTGCTGCATCAGCCAACATTTTAGTTAAATCTCTTTTTGCTGTCTCAGTTTCTAATTGAATATCTAATTCTAAATCTTTCATCATAAATCCGTTATATTGACCTGATTGAATATCTGATTTAAATCTACCCATTACTGAATCGTATGTGATTTGTGAATTTGGATTTCCGTCACCAAATATCCTTAATCTCTCAGCTTCATATATATCACTTTCACCTGTATCAGGTATTCCTTCAAGACTTTCTACATCTTTTTTAGCTTGTGATATTCTGTCTTTTAATTCTTGTCCATTTTCAATTTCATTTAAATCTCCACCATCATCTTCATACTTATTTAAAACATCTTCAAAAGATACTAACTCTTTTCCACCAAAAGTTACAGCTGCTCCACTAAGTGCTCCGTAAGCGAAAGATGCAATATATTCTTTCGGCCCATCAATGATAGCTTTTGCAGTTTCTACTTGTGATTTAACTACATTATATTCTTCTTCAATTCTTTCTACATCTTCTATCAAAGCTTGTAAATTACTTAACTTTGAAATAACTTCTGCCATACCTGGAACTGGACTCCAAGCTTCTCTTAATTCATCAATGGTATAAGTTTTCCAAGATTTAAAGTCTAACCATTTTAAACTTGTTATTAATTTGTTTTGTTCTAAAGCTTCTCTTGCACTTTTTATTTTATCTCTAATGGTTTTTAACCAAGCTGGATTTGGAATAGCTCTTGTTCCAGGAATAGCTGCAGGAATTAAACTATTGATTTGATTTATTAAATGATTAATATTTTTTCTAAACTCTAACGCTTTGTCAGCACCCTCTTCAACTATTCTTTCAGGTAATAAAACTACATTACCCGCTTTTACATCTTGAGTAATTCTATATACATTTTCTACATTTTGAACAAATTGTTTTGAGTTAATATCAACTACTTCTGCATTTTTTATCTGAACACTTGTCCCTTTGATGTGGATATTTCCTTTTGCAAAAATAGCTATGTCATCTTCTTGTGCGTTCAATACAATTCTGTCTGAGTTTAAGAATATTGAAGGTTCTGTAAATCCACTTTGTCCTTCTCCATTACCTGCAATAAATGCTTTATTAACTGCATTACCTTCTCTATCAAATTTCATATCTTTACCCAAGTCTATTACTTGTTGTGGATATAATATTTGTTCTCTTGTTGTCAATTCAATGGAAGAACCTTTTGTATTTTTTCTATAAGTTCCCATTGTAACATTACCACTATCACTCTTTGGATTTTTTCTTTGGTCACTACTCAAATGAACGAAATTATTATGTCGTCCTTGTATCAATGTATCTCCATAATCAAGACTACTATTTTTACCACCTCTTCTTCTCGTTTCATTTATTTCTCTATTATCTTTTCTACCCCTCACATCATCAGAATTATCTGCATAATAACTACTTTGTTCAAAAAACTTAGTTTTAAATTCTTCTTTTCCTGCAGTATTACTAATACCTTCTAATTCATTTAGATTATTTATATCAGCGGGTGTAGGATTAACTGATGAAAAATAATATCTATCACCATTAAACTCAAAACCAATGACTACTTCACCGGGTAAAGGCATCTGAATTATATTTGAGTTGAGTGGTATAAACGCCCCATTTTCTCTACACTCTTCAAGTGGTGCATTTTGTTCAGAATAAATATATCTACCAATTATTTTTCCAAATTTATTTTTTTGTTGGTCTTGAACTACTTCTAAAACCTCTATTGGTTCTAATTGATGAAAGAATT